CCGGTTTGTGTAATGACTTAGAGGACTTTCAAGAGTTGATTTACATTGTTAAGAACATGAGTGGAATGAATGAAACGGAAAGACAAGGATTAAGCCAAGTTGGTTTCTTTCTAAAGAATATTAAAGCTAAAAAAGTTGCATTTGTAGAGGGTGATGGAGACGTAACAAACTTAAAAAATGAAATTCCTACAGATGCAATCGAAAAGTTTCTTGACATAACGAGCAAAGCAATTTATCGTTTCGGTCAAGGTGTCGACACTGAAAAAACAGATTACGGAAATTTGTCTGGTAGAGCTTTGCAGATACTTTACGCCGGACTTTATTCTAAATGTGATTCGTTGATTATCAAAATGAAAAAAGCACTATCTGAATTTATGTGGTTTGTTGTTAAGTTCATTAACGATAGAGATCATACAACCTATGATTATAAACAAGTTGTGTTCACGTTTAACAGAGCCTCAGTAGTAAACGAGCCGGAAATTATTGAAGGGCTTGCACAAACGACTTGGTTAAGCAAACAACGAATGCTAGAGCTTGATCCACGAGTTGATAATGTAAATGACGAATTAGCCCGTCAAGAAGCGGAGAAAGAAAGAGATATTGAAAACAATCGCATTAAACTAGATAGTGTATCAGACTCAAATGATTATGATGCTGAGGGTAATGTTGTGGGCAAAGATTATACGGGTGAGCGTTACAATAATTTAGGTGAACCAAAGAACAACATGATGAATAAAGACGGCGCAACCGCGTAAAATAATATTTGAACATTGAAAAACATTCTCATATATTTAGGATAACAAAATAACTAACTTAAAGAAGAGGTTATAAATTGGACAACTCAAATCTTTGGAAAGAATATAGAAGGGCACAACAACAAAGAAGAGAAAAACGCCTCCCTAAACGTCAAGATATTATCGAAAGTCTTACCAGAATTCACGGATTCCGAATAACAAAATTAACCGATTATCAATTTAGAATTAAACATGAACGATCCCCAAAAATAGTAGATATTTACCCCATTCATTTACGTTATCACATTATTAATACAAACGAAAGAGGCCAAGTTTTTGGTGAAAAGAAATTAATTAATTTTGTAAAAAGTGTATTTGGGAATTAATAAAGGAATAGATATGACTTCTAGAAAAGTTTTAATTCGTAATATAGCAAACGACATACTCAACGCGGATATGATTGGCAGTCTGGATAGTGTTTATGGGAGGACTAAAGTTGAATTTGTTGTTATTATGGACGAACAATTAATATTTAATGGCAGTCATCAATTATCCGATTCGCTTCGAAATGAGTTTTTTGCTTTACGTGAAAAGATAGAAAACGAGATTAAAGAATTCGCTACAGCAACAGAACTAATCCCAACACCCGACACAAAAGAAAAACTAATAAATGCCGGGATGAATTATTACCAAAATTATTATAGCAAGGGATAGTTATGTGGATAGGAAGAAAAGAGTTCGAAGAAAGAATAAATGAAATAGTTAATGCAATTAATCTTTTGAACGAAGTCACAGAGTTTCTAATCCCAATAATTAATAAGCGTCAAAATCTAATCGCAAAGTACAAACTAATTATGAGATATTAAAATGACAACAGAATTGTTTGCTAAGACCAAAGTTTTAAGATATGCGGATGGACGACTTATTGATCCAAAAGTTTCTTTAACTTGCGGTGTTATTGAAAAACATCAAACAAATAATCTTTTAGGTTATAATATTTTTGTTAGCGAATATATCCCACAAAATAAAATATTCTTTGGCAATAAAAACGATATGTATGTTTGTGAAATTAATTATCCACAATTAATTTATAGTATAGTCCCCGATTTTATGGAAGCGGTTCACACAATTGCACGTTATAACATTAACAAACTTTTTAGAAAAGCAGATTATTTATTTGGCAAAAAATTATGACAGACAACGAAGCTAACAAGAAACTAAATCAACTTCTCTTAAAAGCCGATGGATTATTTGACAAAAGATATTCCATTGCAGAAAATAATATAATCAATGGATATAAGAGATCATTAGAAGAAATCAAAGCAAAGTTATCCAAGATGTTTGAGGATTATAACGGGAAACCAACAATAACAGAACTTCGCAAATATAAACGATTAGATATTCTGGAAAAGCAAATTGTAGAAATAATCGCAAGCATGGAACATGTACAACTAAACACGATGAGTTCCAACATCAAAGGGAGTCTAATTCAGTCGTATGATTTAACAAGTGCGGCATTTAACACAGCAACCGGCCTAGATTTTGCGTTTGCAATGGTACCGAAAGAAAGCATAGATTTTGTACTAAGGTATAACCGATGGCCGGACTTGATTAAAAACGATAATGCAAAATTACTTACAAACATACTAAGCGAAAACGAAAAGTATCTTCGTGCTAATGCTAGTCAAGAAATCGCTGGGGGTTTGGCTCAAGGTAAATCTTATGCGAAAGTAATAAAATCTATTAGTGAAAGATTCGACATAACGAGAACAAGAGCGACCGCAATTACTTATGATCAAATGCACAGCGCACAAATGGCCGGCAGAAATGAAGGAATAAAAACTGCAAGTGCCGTCGCTGAAAGATTGGGTATAGAGTTTGAAAAGATTTGGGTACACAACGGCGGGCGTAAAGTACCACGTCCAGATCATATACTCATGGGCAAGGAAGGATATAAAGGACACGTTGCAGATAAGAACGGAATATTTACTTTACCGGACGGAACAAAAACAGAAGCTCCGGGATTAACTGGAAACCCAGCTCACGACTGTTTTTGCAACTGCTCAGCTATTTTTTCTATTAAGGGATTATAAATGTTATTAATAATTTATATCATTATTTATCTAGGCATGTATTTTGGATTGCCATTAATATTCACAACTCGAAAAACAATTTGACAAAGAACAAAAGAAAAACTAAATTACAGGTAAGACATGCAGCCTATTAACAATCAGTACATATTTAGGAAAGAGGATTCAAACGATATGCTTTTAGTGTCCTTGCAATTGAAAAATTTAATCCCTAAAACTGGTAACGGCAGAGTTGAAATAGTTTTTCAAGATGATGTATTGCTGCATACGATTTGTTCTGAAAGGGATAGTGTCAAACTAAAAGTTAAGGATGTTCTCAAAAAGTTTTTCAATGTAGATTAAATGAATAATCTCAATTTACAATCGGTGATATTTTCAAAGAAAGAATCTGATTTTTCGTATTTACTAAAAGGTCAATATTTGAGAAACGGAGAAGTTAAATATTTCGATATAGAATTTATCAATGAATCACGTGGTATTATCGGAGCATTGAGATCAATAACAAAAGCATTGCAGAAAGAAGAAGAACCAAACATTTTGAAAAGATTGTTAAAAAGAATATCCAGATTGATATAATAAATGTCAAAGGAAGAAGAAAAACAATTTGTTAATAAGATGACTGCAAAGATGTTAGTCGATAGTTATGCAAAAGCAGAAAAGATTCGTAAGATTATAAATGATAATGAAATTAAAAGAAATATTGACAAAGTGAAGATCAATGAGATTAAATGAATATAGCTTTTCTAAAATATAATCGAGATATGAAAAGAAAAGGAATATCAATTCTTTACTCAGAGATTCTAAAAAAAGAATGGTATTTTTTTAGTAATTAAATAAATTTAACATAGCAGTATAAATTCGCAACTTATAAAAGAGCGAGTTGGCTAAGAGATAACACTCTTACCGATTCGCTTTTTTTTGTTTATATAAGTTTCAACAAACAACCGCCTTTGGTATTTCGGCGGGTACAAATTGGAAGACAGTAACGGACGCAACCGGATTAAGCGAACTGAAAACAAAAAATAAGGAAGTAACAAGATGGCAACATTAAACGAAAAGTTAAAAGAAGTTTTAGGAGATTCATTCACTACTGAATTAGAAACTAAAATAGGCAATGTTGGAAAACACGTAGCCTATTTTTGGGATAAAGACAACAAGGAAGCAAAAGACCTTGAGCCTATACCAAAATTCAGAGTAAATGAAATGCTTGAAGTTTCTAAGAGTAAATCTGAAGAATTGTTAGCACAGGTTGCAACATTAGAATCTCAAGCAAAGGATTATGACAAGCAATTAAAAGAATTAAAAAAATCGGCTGAAGGTAACCCAGATTTAATAAAACAAATAGAGACTTTACAATTAAGCAATAAGGAACAAAAAGAAAGTTTCGAGCAAGAAAAATTAAATCTCTCCAAAAAAACTCTTGATAACCAGAAACATCTTGCAGTATTAGAAATGCTAATGGACAATGACGTTCTTAAACCAACTCACAGAACTATGTTAGCAAGGGAAATTGAATTAAGCATAGGGTTAGACAAAATCGAACTTGATGAAATCGGGAAAGTAAAAAAGTCCGATGAAATTATGAAACCCTACAAAGAGAATCCCGATTATTCTGGATTCATTGGCAAAACAGTTGCAAAAGGTCAAGCTCATGTTCAAGGCGAACTTGATATGAGTGGTGATCTTTTCACACATGAACAACTAAAATCATTAACAAAAGAACAATTGCTCGACCCGAAAGTTATGGCTAAAGCAGATAAATCATACGCGGCGATCGGCAAAGTTTAAGGAGAAAAATAAAGATGTCAATCCAAAATTTTAACAAAACATATTGGGAAGCAAAGTTACAAGTATCCCTTGAAAAAACACACGTAGCCGCTTCCGTAGCGAATAGAAGTTATCAAGGGACTTTGAAAAACCTTGATGACGAAGTAACAATCAATCAAATCGGTGATGTAACTATTAACGCATTTACCCGCCGGATGACTTTAGTACGTCAAGAAATGAGCGATGCTTCTATGAAATTGAAAGCAGATCAAGCTTATTATTTCGACTTTGATGTAAACGATGTTGACGCAGTACAAGAGAAAGCTAACATCTTAACAGCAACCACAAATAAAGCAGCTTACGGATTCAGAGACACAGCCGATGTTTATATGTTAGGTCTTTATGCACAAGCCGGATTAACAAGTTATTATACCGGTACTACGCCTTGGGATGTAACTTCTCTAAATGTTCAAGACGTGCTTTTAGACATTCAGGAAAAAATGGCACGTGTCCCTGGTGAAGGTAGATTTATAATTTGTCCTCAATGGTTCCACTCAAAGTTAGAGTTAGCCGGTTTAACTAATAAACAAGATAACAATGCAATTTTCACAAATGGTAAAGTTGATAGAATTGCTGGCTTTGATATTCTTCTATCGGAAAACGTTTCCGCAAGTTCTACAACGACATGGGATCAGACAAGAATAATCGCCGGTGTTCGCGGTGAATCATTTGCTTATGCGGATGCTATCTTAAAGATCGAAGCATTCAGACCAGAAGCCGGATTTGAAGATGCGGTAAAAGGTCTCTATGTGTTTGGTGCAAAAATATTGCGTCCAGATATGACATGCGTTGCGTATTGCGATAAGACAGCGGAGGCATAACATGAGAGGTGTATATCTTAA